CCGCCACCTCCGCCTGCTCCGTTATCAAGACCTTTATGTCCACGACCCCCGCCGCCGAAACTGGAGCCACCATTAGCACCTAAAATCTGTTTGGTTAAATAGTTCCAACCTCCACCGCCTGCAGCTCCAGGAGAGCCATACTCTGAAGTGTATCCATTCCCCCCTCTACCGGTAGTCATAGCGCCGAGCATATAAGACATTTCCTCTCCCATAACTCCCCCCCCGGATGCTCCACCATATATGCCCGTAATCACTGGTGCTTTTCCCCCACGGGAAGTTAACAATGCGCCGAACGTGGAATCACCACCATTAGCATTCATGGCACCCCCTGCACCTATGGTAACAGTAACCGTGCCTGTCCCTAAGGTGATTGAAGAAACATCAATATATCTTATAACAGTTTCAGCTCCACCTCCACCACTACCAGAGGATGAATTGCTGTTTCCACCCCCACCACCGGCGACAAGTATCACTTTCACCCAGCCCCCTAACATATTAGAGGGACGGGTCCAAACTCCTGACGTTAAGAACTCTTCCTCCGCTCTCTCAGTAGCTCCTTGTGTTTGTGAATCAGATACTGTGACCCAGGTGCCAGATGATATAGGATCGTTGCCAGTGTTACTCGCAGTTGTTGATTTATAAAGTGTCAAGTCGCTTGCTATGGTTAAAGATCCTAATAGATAGGTTGTCCCTGCATCCCAAGTAGGAATACCGTAGTCGTTCATATGATGAATGAATTGATCAATTTTATTATGTAACCAGTTCATATGTTTTGCTTCAGGAACTTCCACTATCCACCCGGTGTTCTGTTTGGTTGTCCCTGGATCCTCTTTCAAAGGTGCACTCGCTGCCCAACTGACTGTCCCCATAGGGGGTTTAATTATCCCTACCATAAATATCTCCTATGAAAATGGACCATCATCGTCTGAAAAAGTTATGTCTGACCCTGCTACGCGTGGGATTAGATCACCACGAGATAAGATTAATCTATCGGAAGCAGATAATGTGCCTTGGAAATCAAGATTAATAGTCATCAAACCTTTAGTCAAAGTTATCAGTGGGTTGTCCACTAAGATCCCGACCACTTCTAATACCTCATTAACGGAAACGAATTCTACATGGTTCTTTTTTATCTTCGCCCGTATGAATTTTCTGTATGTTGGATCGTCTAATATACCACCGATAAGGGATTGCTCATCAAGCCCACGGAACCGTTCACCTATCCCAGAGTCAGCTATAGTTCCAAACGACCCGGCGTTTAATGCGCCCTGAAATCCAAAAAAAGGTAGCGCATCAAACTCTTCAATTATTCTCGATTGACCAACTATGATACCAATGATATCCAACTGATCCTTAACTGCTGTATCAATCCACCGGTTGTCAAACATTTCACAAAACATATCTTCAGTTGCATTGCTCTGTGTTAAGTACGCGGATAGAATCCCCCTCATGTTAGGGGATTCTCTGTACTGCGTTATCAGCCAGTCTAACCCTTTAGCTATATGATCTATTTGATCGCACATATGATTACCCCGGTATAACTATTATGTTCGCAGTATCAAAAGATGCTTTCTCTTCAGCTGCTATTGGAAGAGAGCTTGTCCCTGTTGGTGTCGGCGCTATGCCTATCAACAGAGAAGTAGTCTCTGTTACCCCTAATGATAATTGATTAAGAGGGATAAATAATTCAGAGTATGCCACGTCTTCTGATAACAAGAAACCCCGTCCAGGTTTTAAATTCCCGTCGGCATAGTCAACAATCGACTGCTTAACTGCATCGTCCCCTAAATATCCAGGGCCATACACTACAGTTACTGTTACATAGATTGGCACCAATGTTGGACGATCAAATTTAATGGTATGACTTATTCCTTGTGTATCTTCGACAACAACAGAGACGGCCCCTGTATACCCAGTAACAGCAGATGTGTTTGTGAATATCGTTTCTGCTATCTCATCATTGTCTCCTCCATCAACCAGGATCTTTATGCTATGTGGATCAACTCCATTAGCATCAACCGTGCCTGTTCTATTCTCAAGAGCTCTTGCATCAATCACACTGGTGAGGTCTAATATCTCAGCAATAATCCCATCAACAATAGCGTTCCCAGGTTTTGATACTGACCGTATCCGCCTGGCCCTCAAGTTAGTGTCCGTCTCTTCATCCTGCCCCTGCTCTGCTGCCACTGGATTTGTAACAGCCGACCAACCATTAATCGGAGTATCTATGTTGATTATTGTACCTATACCACCAGGAATACTGCCAGTGAGCACCGAAGTTGCTCCAACACTACCTGTCCCTGCGACTAAAGCTTCATCTTCATCTGTCGAAAATTGGGAGCCATCATCTGTAGATACCAAAGAACCTTGTGGTATGAGCGTCGTACCTGTCCCTGTAAGAGTTAAGGTAACTGTGGAAGCTGTTGCAGGCTTACGAGTTATACCGTTTAATTGAACAAGATTAGATAAACTATCCCCCGTGGAGTTTGATGGGTTATACATATTATATACTTGTTGTGCTATCTCCCACAAATCAGCTTGCGAAGCAGCATATATCCCATGTATCTGACCATCAACAGTGCTTGGTGACAGGTCCAGATTATCCCCCAGCACTGCTTTCAATCCGGCTGATTGCTCAGATAGAATATCTTCTAATCGTTTTAGTGCGAATCCTTCATCTGTTAATCCAAATGTCATTAGTAACCACCTCCTATAAACCCTGTTGTTGGCACCCCTGGCATTTTTGTATTAGCACTTAGAGCAACAACAGAGATTGAAAATTCGCCAAGAGTGTGAGAAAATGTATATGTTATGTTAACAATTTGAAGATTCAATTCCACCCCGGGGAGAACATCCATTACAGCACGGTTTATTTCAACCGCATTGTCTGGTTGCAGCAGGGATATTAATGCTTCTATTTGATCTTTGCACGGTTTGAAAAACCCTGATACTTTAATATTATTCATATGTCCCTCTTAATTTATCCAGTTTACCGTTGCTGCTTTAACATCCCCATAGGTTGTTGTCGCGTCATAAGATATAGTTAAACGCCGGTTTGGTTTGTCAAAAACCATATCAAATTCTTTGACCTCTTCAACCCCTGGAGTTTCGCGGATAGCTTTTTTAATGACTAATTCGATCAGAGATAATACAGCCGGGCGCCTAAAAACATCCTCAAAATAAGGAACTCCAAAATCTGTATCTAAAAACCACTCGCCTAAATATGTTTGCAGGCGCGACCGTACAAGCTGCACAACTGCTGCGCCGCCTGTCACTCTATGTATCTTACCTGCTTTGAGAAAAATATCATTGTTGCTATCTGTTGCCATCATAATGTATCCCCTTATACTGGTGGGCCGGTGTTATTAGGACCAGATGTTACACCAGTGTGTGTATGAAATGTCAAGCCAATAGATCCAACATTAACAGCTACCGTGGCTAAAACTGATCCAACAGTCTGGATAACATCCCCATCGGAGAACATGTCCCCACTAACATACATCTTACTGTCGAAAACAGCGAAACCTCCAGGTGCTGCAGCCACTGCTGTAATCGGTCCAGTAAGCCCTATAGAGCCAACGATATTGAACGCACCAGTTTGTGTGGTAGTACCTATGTGGGTTGTGTTCCCGGTGTGTATCTTGTCCCCTAAATGGGTATATGTCCCTGTTTCAAAATAGTCACCTATTTGCGTTATGTTCCCGGTCCAAAGAGTCTCAGGGACGTCTACTGACATAGTGCCAGGGCAGATAATATCTATGTGGGTGATTGCATCTATGTGCAATGTTCCAGCTTTTGTTATCCTCAATTTAGTTGTCCCTGTAAAATCTCTCACTTCCATGTGATTGCTGTTATAATTTGTTATTTTCCGTGGTATTGAGTTAAGACCTACAAGAGCAACAGCATCAGAAAAATCATGTTGTCTGAAAGAATTGGCTTTGTTCTGCAGTCCAGTCGTGTACCATAAGTCCATATCTCTTTGTTGGAACATTATTATACACTCGTCCCCTGGAAGAATTGGATGTGTGATAAAGAATGTACCCCCTTGCATAACAACAATAGGGACGTCCTCTAAAACGGGGAGTGGTACAACAGTTACTTCTTCTGTAGTGTTGTCTTTAGTCTCAACAAATTCACGGAGAACAACTGGTTGAACTGAAACTTCTTGCTTAGTCGAGTCGAATGAGATTACTATACCTGGCATACAAGTGTTAAGATGTTTCAACCGGTTGTCGATAGCCTGGCGAATAACACCACCTAAACTTGGTACTGCGCTACTATATAAGTCGTTCAAGAGGCACTCCTTTTATAAACGTGTCCCATTCATTCCCTCTAAAATCTCCTGTATGTACCACTTCATATACTTTGTATGTCCCTGTTGGTTTTAAAATAGGAGCTATACGGAAATAAAGATCACCCAAACTAACATTACTTGCCACAGAGTCAATTACAAATAAACCATTAGGATTTATCTTAGCGTTCATCGCTGTCTTAACTTCTACCCCTTGCTCCGTTATGGTAGGGGAGCCACGTAGACCAGTTTTATTAGAGATAGAAACCGCTGGTTGTGAAGGGTTCGGGGACAGGTAAGGAATAATCTCCAGCTTGCCATCCATTATAGTCCAATTGAACTTGTAAGTTTCAGCTAAGCGGTCCATTACATCCCTGGTCGAACCTGACAAAGTCGTAGCAGTTAGTCTGTCAGTTAATGGAAGAATAGCAGGGCCTAACAATGTACCCACTCCTATATCTGTTCCAAAAGTTTCAATCAGAGCTGTTATGATTACAGATAACGGAGTACGCTTACTAAAAGTTTTATTGATTGTTGCTTTTTCCCATGCTCTTGACCCGTCCCCTGCGTAAACCGTGGTGATAGAATCAACACCTTGCTTAGTGTTAACCACGTTCCGTACATCCCCGGAGAAAATGAGTCTATTATTAGCGTTATACCCCGCGTAGATATCAATCTTTGCATCCTCTTCTATGAGCAGGGCTTTGGACTTAGGGGCCAGGTTGTATAGATTAACAAGAGCTTTGTTAGGATAACTCAAGAGAGTCTTGGTTACTGTAAAAGTGACCTGGAGATCAGTTAAAGTTCGCTGTGTGTACCCTCCTGAGATATCAATTACTAATGTGCGATCAAATTGTATCGTCATAGTGCTGACCCTGCTTCCGTTGTGACTTCTTCTGTGGTCGATACGACAAGGGCAAAACCTTCTTCTAAATCCTCAGCGGTAGCATCGGCAGTACTATCAGACACATTGATCATATGTACTTGCTCAAGGCCACCTGGATATTGCCGGAAGATGTTATGCCCACCTAACAGCCCGACCCCATTTATACTATCACCAAAACGGTCAGTTAGATCAAGCATCCACGCGGCTTGCCGGTTGTTGAAATATACCTTCAATGTATACGCGTGCCCCTGGAGAATAATGTTAAATGTCTGTGACGGATCATTGGTTAAAGGTATCTGTATCATGTCCCCTCCCTGCTAATTGAAAACACTTGTTATTTGAGCCATAAAATTCTTGACATTTTTCGCCCATGAACTTGCCACCGATTTGGTCAAAGCTAAAGGTGACTTGCTCCCAGCTGGAGTTGTCGGCGCCGCTACACCAGCAACTGAAGGGGTGACAGACACAAGTGATATATCAGTATAGGTTAAAAAAACCTCTTGAAAAACCATGTTTAATATTGCCACTTTTGATGTTTCTTTGTCCCTATCAACTTTCATTTCAACTAACATCATATTATCATAATTTGCCAGGTTTGTCTCTAAGGTCAGTGGTATTCTACTCTCCATAACCTCACGTAAATCGGCGTACGCCCGGACTGAGATCCCAGAGGGGGCAGTGTCATTATTAAACAAACCTCCCACAGATTCAACGACTCCGGTGATATTTCGTACCACGTTGCTAAGAGACAAGGGGTGGTCACTTACTATACCAACAACCGTTATTCTCCGTGGTTCAATCACCGCGTGGTCTGCAACGTCTGCACCGAATTCGATTGGATTTGTGGTAATCCTTAGAGTATTTTCATGCCCGGTACTTAATATACCATCGAAGGTGACACCGCCGATATTAAGACGCGTGCCCCAAAACATTTTTATAAGTCCACTTGCCACTGGTACTGTCATATTATTGCCTAACCCCCGTGCTTATTTCCTTAGCTACTTGTATCAACTCTTTGTTTAACCCTTCAACAAATTTCTCTGTATTCCCTGGCGGATTATTCAGTTTCAATTCAACTTTCTGGATTGTTATGTTGCTGTTGGCAGTAGTGTTAGATGGGCTAATCTTTCCTCTTACCGTATGCCCTTGTGATTCGCTTGGCAATCTATTAAGTTCGGACGTCCTAAATGCATCTTGGGAAATTGCCTCAGGGACAGCTACTTGAGGTTGTAGACCTAACTCCTGGAATATATTTAAGAGTCTGGTACCGCTATCTATAGCAGCATCAAAGATACCTTCAAAAAAACCTTTACTTTCACCCGGGGTTTCTTCTTCAGTTGTTCCAGTCAGTTTAGCGATAAGAGACGAAAAAGCTTTTTTTGTTGCTGTTGATATCATGCCAACAATAGAGCCCATAACATCGGTAGTTACTTTAACCATCTTGGCTCCAACATTTTTCATTCCAGCGAAAAGCTCTTTATAGAAAGTGCTGTAAGTGTCTGACACTTTATTTTTTGCAGCGGTGAATACACCAGCTATCTTCTCAACCCCTGCATAAAGAGACGGGAAGTTGGATAACATGTCAGATATCAGCCGCTTGAATTCTGCTACCACACCATCAAAAACGGAAGTTGAGACTTTACCAACCGCAAGGAACGCTTCGAGAACTGCTTTAAGGCTGAAATCTGTAACAACCTTTTTCAACTTCCCTAAAGCACTGACCCCTGTGTCCAGCACGCCACTAACGAATGTTTTTGCTTTGGACATTCCACGGGAGATTAAACCAGGTTCTTTTGTTACTTCCTCTCTGCCCCCTTGGTCATCTGCCTTTTTATCTTCTGTGAAGACTGAGATAACTTTTGTAAGTCCAGGGAACGCACTGTCGAATTGAGTGCTTATAGTCTCTTTTATACTCTCCCAAACCTTCAAGAAGGATTTTTTTAAAGAATCAAAATTTATCTCCCCTATCATTATGCCTATAGTGTCTATCTGGAGTTTGGCAAAATTTTTAAAATCTTCCCACGCCAGACGAAAACCTTCCTCTATCAGCCCATAGTCTATGTCTCTTAATGCTTTTTCAACATCTGCAGACATTAACCTTAGCATTTCAGGGAGGTCATTTAACAATTCAGCGCGCGATTCTTTGGTGCTATCGCTCACAGTTTTAAATATGAGGGCCAGACCCTTTGCAGAGAGGATAGCCATATCAGCTACTGTGCCGAGAGCTGTTGCAATAGTTAAGATTGTCTCTCTATGCTTGGGGAAATCTTTTAGCATGTCCCCTATGATGCTCTCTTTTCCTTGGAAAAAAGAGTAAGCGTCTTGAACAGCAAAGACAAAAGCTACGAAGGCGATGGCCATTAGTCCTATGCCTCCGGTAGATACAGCTACTAACGCCGCGAGGCTACGGAAACTCACTATCACCCCGGCCATAGAAGAAACTAACTTAAGCGCTATAAAGATACCTACAGCAGTAGTTAATAATTTAAAACCAGCTACCATAGCATTGATAATTTCAGGGAAACGTTGGTCAATAATTTTTCGATTAGCGCTCCACCAATTTGTAACATGCTTAACAAAGACTTCAACAAAAGGAGCCACCTGGACCATTATTACTCTGCCCAAGGCCGCGAGAGTCTTTTTAAGAATTGTCAAGGATTGGGTTAGTCTAATAGCTGACTGTCCCTGTGCATCGGTAGTAGCACCAAGAGTTTGAGCAGAGGCTATATATTTTTGCATGGCCCCTGGCCCTGCTTGTAGCAATCTAAGTGAAGAGCCCAAGCCCAATTTGCCCGCGAGTTCAATTTGCCTGGCTCTTGATACTCCTTGTAGAGCACCTGACACTTCTTGTAGCAACTGGACGGAACTTTTTATTTCTCCATTAGAAGTCATAGCAGAAATTCCTAAGAGTCCAAACGCCTCAACCCCACTACCTAAACCTCTTGAAGCCTCACTTGCTTTAACCGCCAGCTCATTTAATCCAGAAGTAATCCCACCTGCACTGTCCCCCGCCAGCTCCCCAGCTATTTGGAGGGCATCTAATTGAGCAACAGTGATACCAATCTGATTAGCCATACGGGACTGCTCAGCTGTTATATTAGCACTTGCAACAGCAAAACCAACAAGAGCAGTAGTACTACCTATCAATGTCTGCGTCAAACGTTTCAGCAGTTGTGTAACCTGCCTGACCCCAGATGCGAAGTTGCTAAGTCCAGCTTTAGCTTTTTTACTTTTCTCCTTAACATCTTCGAGCTGCTTAATGGAATCTCTTACCTCCGGTGGGATACCTACTCCGGGGGGCAGTTTAGAAGTGCCTCCCCCGAGAGATTTTTTTGCATCTAAAGGTGCTGTTAACGATGGAGCTTGTGGGGTGACAGGTTTTTTCTTTATACCCTCCGCGCCAGGGGCAGGTGGAGCACCGGGGGTTTTCTCTGTGTCCCCGGTGGCGGGGGCAGGTACTTCAGGTGCAAGAGGGGGCTGGACAGTTGCCCTGTCTGCCCCCTCTTGTAAAGATGTGATAGTTTCCTTGACTTGCCCGACCCCCTCTTTGAACTTATCAAAACCTTTGGAGTCGTAATCAAATCCTAAAACTGTTATTAATTTCTCTATTACTGGCATGTCCCTTTACCCTCTCGATTGAAGTATTGCCCTGTAGGTCAGGATCTCCCACATATCTGCCAGGTCATTTATGTTGTACGTACCATCTTTCAATTCTTTAAGAGTACATAGCGGGGGGTCAGCCAAAACAGGACAGTGCAGCTCCCACATAAGGTTGCTGCAATGCTTATTAAATAGAGCTTCTATGCCTGGCCCTACTGTTTGGTTATCGCTTGTGCCCTGGTAGTTATATGGGATACAAGCTCTTCTCCCAAAAAATCTTTATAGTTAACCTCCAGGACAAAAAAAGCCAGTTTGTAAACTTCCATAAGAGCTCCGTTGAACAGCATGGAGAAGTTAGCAGGTGAGATTTTTTTAAATTTCTCCATGTCTGGATCTTTATACGTCGCAGCAAAACAAACTTCTTTGATAAAAGCTAACACTTCTGTAGGGTTTTCAGCTAAAGTACAAAGCCCATTGACGACACTTTCCATCTTCGCCGCGTCGCCCCCTTCACTCCCATCTTCGCCGAACAACTCCCCTAAACCGCCAACAGCAGTAGCGAAACCTTTTCCCGTCAAATTAATCAACCGAAGTTTCATCAACATTGACTTTTCTACAGACCATTGTAGTACATAATACTCACGGTCCCCTATTGTTTTCGTAGCGTCTTTAAGATTACCCATCTTTTAAAACCCTTTCTATGCTGACGGTGTGCCAGTATATATCAAATCAAGAGTTTCAAAAACCATTGTCCACTCTTGTGTGTTAACGTTTACTCCACGTGTTGCGTTCGCAGGCCTAAGAAGCACTCCATTTGTCCCGGTGAACACGTCCCCACCACCAGTATCTTTAAACATAACTGCTAAGGGCAGTGCCGCTCCCACTTCTTGTGCAGCGAGCAAGGCGTATAATGCTTTGTTCGACTCAGAAGTTTGCATTAAAACCACACTAATTCTTCCCGATTTATCAGTTGAGTGCGCAACAGACATTTCCCCATCAGCCCCTACTTTAGTTTGTATTGAATCTACAGACCTTTCAGCGGTTATAACTGAATCTCCATCTGCGAAACCATCAATCACTATACCTTGTACGATTAACGTACCATCATCCATGCTCCAACTACGCATAATGTACCCTCCTACCTTTCAAAAACACCGTTAATGGTCACGCCGTGTAGTGCACCGGCTCCAATAGCTACAAATGATATCCCTTTATACAACCTGGCATCTTTGTCAGATGAGTTAACTTCACTAACATCAACAGAAGATACTTCGAACCCGGCGGATAATACAACGCCAGTATTTGTCACACCACCAGGAGCAATTAACCCGTTTCGCACGCCTTCTTTTAATGCTTTAATGACCTGCTGCTCTACTTGTGCAACTCCTTTATTGGTGTAAGGTATCTTCGATGTTGAACTAACGAAAAGACCTAACACGTTTGTCTGTATAGCATTTTTCAGCCAATCAAGTCCATGGACTTCATCAATAAAGGTCCCGTCTGCCATGACAGTTTCGGCCATATAGATACTGTCCCCAACCTTTATAACTGCGTTAATGTTCTTGGCATCAAGAACACTTTTTTCATTTTGGGTCAGGTCTTCGTAAGTTATACCAGGTGCTTGCTTGAATTTACCTGTTATAGTTGACGCGGGTTGATTGAAGTTAACGGTGAAAAACCGCCCAGCTGCAGACGCTCCAACATTCTCCTCAGGTTTTGACGCAAAGAATGTGTTAACCCGGCCTAATGATTGTGTCTGGAGCACAGAGCCAATGTCAGTGGCAGTTACAGAGTCTTTAGCATCTGGCGAATTGGACACGTTGAAGAATATTTTTATACGAGCCTGGCACCAAGATGCAGCGGCTTCAACAGCGTCCTCTCCGTTGATTGCTACTAAATCTCTAACCTCATTTGTAAAAGCTAACCCATACCAGTCAGATGATACGTTCTGTATGGCAGATAATGATTCAGAGATCGTCTCTCCGGCGAAACCATTCTGTCTGGTAGTCCTCCCTTGATGCATATCCATTTTTTCTGTTATGTCGACACCTGTTGCGGGAGAGACAGGAACTGCGTAAGCTCCTATTGTTGATGCAATGCCAGTCGTTCCAGAACGTAGATAGAGTCTGGCACCATCATGAGTACATGTGGCTGCAGTGAACCCGGCACCAGCTCCAGATTGGGCTTGAACCCCGGTCTGGATCACGGTTGCAACCCCATCCATATCTGTTTCACTGGAGAAATCAAGGTCTTCAATGTCTGCAGAAACCGTGTCGATAGTGACAGAGAATGAGCCACTTGCTATCGGGGTCCAATTACCTATTACATTGTCAATATCTCCGCCGCCTCTTAATTCAGCTCCTTGTGCAGACTCAAACCTTGTCGCTACAACCATTGATGTTGGTTTAGGTTGCTGGCCGAAGTAGTCAGTTGCTACGGCAGCAACTTTTGAACTGGCCCCATGATCACTGACCACGGCGTCTACGGTAGAATATCTCCGTTGTCTTTCTGCTACTCCGATCACTCCCGTTTCATCTGTTACAACCAATAAAGTACCAAACCCTTTTCTTTGTGGGTATTTTGCACCTATTGATACACTTACTTCGACTTCGCTGCTCACTGGTATATCAGGCATATCTTATCTCCTATGGTATTGTTACTGTTATATCTGTCACTTGTCCACTATCATAAGTACCAAGCACTTCAATTGACTGAATTGATCTAACTGTTAATTTCTCTGAATCAACAACCCGGAACATAATATCTAATTGGTGACGTGGTTCGAAACCTAAATCAATTACATGGGTCAGGTTCCTTATTCCAGTTGACGACCCAAGGGACAGACCAGCTGTGTGCATATATTCACGAGCGACACTGGACTTTAATAGGGTCTTGAACTTAGATGCTCGTTCCAGGGACAGAGACTTAAAGAAATGTACTGAGAACGACAGTTCTCTTATCCCCTCTATTGTTTCATCATAATCAATTGATGGCGCGGCTTGCTCTGTAATTCTTACTTCATCATGCCCTAAATGAACCGCTGTTAGTAGTTGGACCGTGGAGTATGGTATAGTAGGGACAGGTATGTTCTGCTCAGCTTGGATACATAAAGCGGCGGTATCTAATGTTCTAACCAGCCCTACTACTAACCCCGTTACTCCTTGCTTATTATACATTTTTCACCCGTATAGCGATAGCTTTATAATATCCTCCGGTTAAAGATCGATTAGTAACATTATGTACCAGCCATCTTTTATTCGCGTATTGCACTACGTCCCCGGTTGTTTTGTTAAGCTCATCCACTGGAATAATTTCAACGGTGGTGTATAGTTTGATTGCTTCAACCGAACGTAAACCTTCATCCATTACCAACATATCATTTGGAGTAGCATTTTGTACATTAGCTTTAAGGTCAATAAAGGATACGGTCCCTTGAGTATAGAGCCCGGTGTCCATATCTATTGTAGCTTCAGCATGACGCTCTATGACAACGGAAAATTTCCAATTCTTCAAAGCACCTGTCACTATATTAAGTATCGCCATCTTCTCCACCTCCATCTTCAACCACGTACGTAACACTATTGTGCATCTGACTGGAGTCCATCAAGGGGTTAGACACACCTTTCTTTTTTCGCAACTGTTGAGGACCTTCAATTGGCTTATCCAACTTAATGATTTTTGTCTGGATCAGACTCTTTATCTTATCCCCCAACAACTTTAACGCACGCTCTTGGTCTACTTTCCCTTGCGCTACTCTAAGTGCAAGCTTGCCCTGGAATGCTTTAATCTCTGCTCTATTCTCTATTATCGCCGTGCGCATAAAGGATCGTTCGGGAACTCCTAAACCATACTCATTATAGAACGCAATCTCAACCACTGTTTTTGGTGTTTCACCTTTTTCTGACTTCCTCATTTCAGCGGTTGGAAAACCTACCTGCACATGCTTCTTCTCTTTCAATTTCTCAAGGTTTTTAGTCAGAGCTTCTAAACCACCTGTCCCTATGTCAACGGATGTGATCTTAAAATTAGACGACATACATCGCAGCTCCTAATTTAGACTGAAGGGCCAGGAACCTTTGACCATACGCCGATGTTTTAAGCCATTCTTCCGCTATAGGGGTTGTGATACCAGATGTATTATCAAAGGATTCGGACATGTCCCCTACAGTACGGCCTACAACAGTGTGTGACGGGTTAATGTCACCACTGTCAACAGCTATAGACATAGCTAAGAGGTGCGCAGTATAGTAGAGCAGGCCCAAATCATAAAGGTCGCCCCATATATCTTCATTCAGCTCTAAGACCGCGTCCCCTATGAACATTTCAATCTGCGCGTCGCTTGGATCTAAGTCTTCAAAACCAGGGAATCTTGTCCTAAACTGATCAACAGTTATCATTTGCCGGCTTCCTATGCTTCTTTTTCACTGGCGGTGGAGGGGGCAGGACTATTTGCTTAGCTTTAATATACCCTTGCACCGCTTGGTTATCGGCGAACACTTTCTGGAAAGTCTCCAAAGTGATTTCTACTTCGTTGTCACCAGGGGCCAGGTCTATTATACCCTTCCCATCTGGATTAACGAAGTGTATCACCAAACGGGCCTGGAGCCCGCTGAAAATCTTCACGTTATATCCCGTCTGCGTATCGGGCGGAGCCAGGATATCTAAATTCGATGCCAGATAGTTTATATTCACCAGCTACAACGAACCCACGCTCTTTACGCAAAGGTGGAAGCCAGGTAAGTGGCATAGGCATATGGCCTACAAGCTTCTCTTCGTTTTTGGTATAGATAATCATTCGATCAGTTGCACCGGCCCCAGCTCCATCAAGCTGATTGATTGGGATAATATCTGATTCAGATTTTATGTAGGTAATGTTCTTAACAATATATTGCAAAATACTGGTTTCAGTGTACGTACTCAACCGTGTGTTTGCGATATGATTGTATTGAGCGACTGGTAGAAGTAAAGTGTCAGCTGACTCTTTTAACTTTGAATCCTCACGAATAGCAGAGAAAGAGGTGATTATATCAGCTAATATCTCATCGGGGGATTTAACAGCCCATGTGGTACCTGACCCTGGATTGACTACCGTAGCTGCTGTGACATTAGGATTGTTCAAAAAACCTGCGAGATTATGGTTAGCATCCCCGGTGAGGTATACTTCTTGCGCGTGCTCCTCAAATGCTCTACGTGCTGCTATTGCTTTCACGGTTGGTAAGTCTTGACCTAAAGAAATCGCTTGGCGTATCTCTTCGTCTGTATACCCATATCCAACAGCTCCTAAATGCACATACATCTGTTGCATATCTCCTGAGATATCAACCATCGGTATGTCTAAAGAGCCTGGCCCTACGAATTTAGCTTTACCAACCTGATCAACAGTATAATAAGCAACAGAAGTGGCATTGGGGCCAGCCTCTGTAGATATAGGGATAACGTTAGGGTAAACGATATCAGCATATACAGTTGAGTAGATTTTAGCCTCCAAATGGGTTAGTTGACCAAGAAGGAAATCAAACCCGGCTGTTGCATCGTACATTTTTCTATTCATTATTATATCCTTTATGTCTGGTTAATTATGCCCATGTTAGTCTAATAGGTACTATAGCTCCGGCAATACCTGCTTCAAGAAAAGCGGCGCCGCTTATTTGATCAGCTGTAGCGGTATCAGCATCTGTACGAAGAGATCCAAGAATGGTTCCACCTCCCCCTGCTGTATGGCGAAAAAAGACGGGGTCTCCTGCCACACAAGCATCTTCTGTTTTAACGAAGATAATCCCTGAGCGTACTAAGTCCATGTCCCTATTCTCTTTGTACGTGAGCACTTTATTGATATCGTTAGTACCCCAATGTCTTAGGATAGTGATACCTCTAAAGACTCCAGCTGTTGCAGTTGCAAGCTTACCTTGTCCAGGGTCTGTCCCTTGAACTACAGCCAGACCAAAAGATATATCACCTGCTTCCGCAGTCCTTGTAAGAGTTTCATGAGGGTTCAATTGATCCAATAACCCTGCATAAGCTCTGTCGATTCTTAGCGCATATGTTGTTTGTACCGGCATATTTATGCTCCTATGTGTTTAATCTTTAGATGGTCTTTCATCCATTTATCACGTGAGGAAAGATCGGCTGTCCCCTTACTTTTAGTCATCTTCTCACCCAGAGCTTTCAGTGCTTCTTGGTTTGCGTCAGCAGGTTTCCCCTGGTCCTTAATGGCAACGTCATACATTCCTTGAGTATATTCGTCAGTTTTTGCTTTGAGCTCTTCAGAGGTTGTATCCTTGTACACAGACAAAACGACTTGGCGTTTAATGTCCATATCTGATAGCTCTGAAAGGTCTGTCTCTTTATCAACAAACTTTTTAGCTTGATCAATCAACGCGGTTCTGGTTTTAATCAGTTGCGTTAAGTCCTCATTGCTAAGTTTGGCTTTAGTCAAAGCGTCAATCTCGCCTTTCTGCTTTTCTACGTTGGCGGTTGCATCCTTGAGTTTAGTGGACAAGGTCCCTATCTCATCTTTTGATTTTGTCAGTTCCGTAAGCATGGCACTCTGTGCTGCTTGGAAGGCTTGTTTCGCCTGCTCAGAAACCTCAAAATCTACGTCTTGGATTTTAATGATAGCCATGGATAGTTGTCCCTTTTCGTCTTTCAGTTTGCATTTCTGCCCCCCACGGGCTTTACCAACCACTGCGATATGATTGATACGTATGTCAGTCATTCTGTAATCATAGGTCTCCCCTTGATATACACCAGACTCTTTGTGCGTTTTAGCCAGATACCCTGGCGATATCTCAATCATACCAGACAATATAGAGTCTATCAAGGTTTTATCGGTAATAGTGACATTCCCCTCTAAATATTCTCCATTCTGCACTGCATGACTAATCTGGCCCTTCTGTAAAGCCTTGACATTGTTGATATCTACGAATGTTGATGGATGTTTGTCTGTCACCGGAGCTGTTAGATATGTGGCGATTGACTCTTTATTGAACACATCATCTGGATGCCTAAGCACTTTGAACACTTTTTCAGCGTCACTATCTTCCAGGCCAAGTTCTACTCCTAAATATTCATAGATTCCACACCGGGCAAAATTAGCTTTTAGCTTGAGGAACCCGGTTGATTCTTCGAGTTTAGAGGTAAAGTCTATTGATCCTTTATCTATAATCATTCTATTCATTGTCTGCCCCTTTTATAAATCATCTAAGTCGATCACATTGATTGCTATACATCGACAATTGATCTCTGTCCCCGGAAAGATGTATCCCACTTCAGTCTTTGCCCCTTCGCCCCATGAAAATTCCTGTCCGTTGAGTGCATAATGTGACGGGATAGCATCTGGATATTTCCCTCCTGGCGTTCCCCTGACCCTTTCATCTTCAGCTGTTTGCCATCTGAATCTATTGATTCCTAACGCTTCTGATCGCTGTTTATTGAGGTCAGCAAGCAGGTTGATAGTCTCATTTTGAGCTATGAGCTTGGCTCTTTTTTTAATTTTCGCATCTGGATTGTTCATCTTGCCAATAATCTGCTTGGCTAATTCTTCATGCCTTATACCTGTCCCCACACCAGATAAGATTACATCTGCTATATCATCCAAATGATCATGAGATATAGACTTGATCAGTTTAACATTCTCTTTAACTCTGACCCCTAAAACTTTGTCTACCCCTTCCTTTTTCAGCGCTGCTGAGAGATTGACTCCTAATGCTTTATTAGCTATGTTCAAGAAAATCCGCCTGGAGCTTTGTGCTTCAGAAGCAAAGAGTCTGAATAGCTGAGAAACAACCCCCCCACGCGTCTCAAAATTTTTCTTGATCTCACCTATCTTACTTCTCAAATCAGCTATGAGCCCGTCCCTAAACTCACCTTTATGTTTTTGGAGTAAAGGCAAGATCTCTTTTTCAATCTCCTTAGCTAACGGCTTAAGTACCTCACGAACTAACCATCGATGGTATGGTAAACCTGTCGCTTTATTGATCGGAGGTGTCGCCACCAGTTTCTGGACCATTGAAGTCCTCCTCTTCTTTAGCAGCTGCTTCAGCTACCTCCGGGGTGATAGTGCCGTAAGTTTCCTGTTTAGCCAACTCAGCCATGACATGTGACGGTTGAAGAACATTATATGTCATATACGCCGTGTCCCTCTGTGCTCGGAGAAAGTCCACTTCTGCTTGTTCTTTTTTTGTTAACTGTTGGAGCGGGTGAAATCTGTATTGGATATCCTCTTTCAACCCTAAGTCTCTGGAGATAATACGTAATGAATAGTCCAAAGCAGGCGCGAACTGGTTGTTCTGGAAAGCTCCGACCGACTCGTAATAGTTCCGCATATCTGATTCCCCGGTGGCGTTCATACCCGCTGGAGCTGTCCCCAAAAGGCGAGTAGCTGGTATTGCACTGGCCCCTGCTACTTTTTGCAGGAATCTATCATCAATCTCCGGGAGTTGTGTGAACACATTGCTCTTTTTTTCGTATCCATCTTCTGCATCAAGTGCAATGCCGTTTATGCTGGATTTCATCTTGTGAGCCAGCTCAATTCTGGCCAGAGCTTTTTTCTCATTGGAACTTGCAACTAATGTATTAAGTCCCTTGATCTTATATACATCAACGTTTGCCTCATAGATCATAGATGCGATATTATTGGATACAGATTGCGAATCCATAATTGGGTCCAGGATCCTTGTAAAAACAGAGTTGCCCCAATATTGTTGAATTTCTAAATCTCTGAAGGTAGTTAGTACGCCTGGCACTCTAATAACCCTGGTATAATGAGCATTGACCCCTGCTCTGGCTAAGATGTAATCATCTGGCATACCAAAGTTAGGATGGAGCACGTCCCTGTTTATTTTGTCAGGGTAAGCATTGTACCTATCCAGAACAACAAAATTGCTCAAAGAGCCAGGCCGGATGGTCTCAATATCAAGAGGTTGTGTTATATCATCCCCATCGATAATGATCACTATGGCAGCGCCTCCATATACACGCGCCCATTTAAAAGCTGTGTTGAGTTTGGTCTTCAGTTCCAGGCACTTAATACGTTCGGTGACTGTATCAACCTGTTGGTCGTCTTCTCCCTCTGAGATTATCTCAATCCACTCTCTTGTTGCATCATCAACCGGAGCGTCTACTACTTTAGCCGCCAGCCAGTTTTGTGCGTAGACTACAGACAAAGTCTCTTTATCTAAGATCCTGTCCCTTGTGAAAGATGCATTCATCCGTGGATCTTTTGATCCACCTATACCTTTGAGCAGGTTGTTAAAACCATCTGAGATTTTAGTATCTTTTGGCTCAATAGTAGCTGCTGGTTTTTGGAGAAATTTTTGGAAACTGTCAAATATTTTCATTACAAGTCCTCTAACTCATTATAATCACGGGTCAATAGTTTTGGCACTTTTTTCTTCTGCGCCTTTAATCTTATACCATCCCCGGTGAAATTGAACAAGTAACCTGACCCCGTGGGCAT